GACGCGAAAATTCTTCCCCCGCCGTATCCGCTTGATACGCTCGACCGGCTTTGTCAGGAGAACAACACGCTGGCACCCTGTATTGAGGCGATGGTCACGAACGTCGATGGTACAGGGTATGACTTCACATCGGCTGATGATGTGGTAGAGGACAACAAGGATGACGAGAAGATAAAGGCGCTCAGGGAGTTCTTTATGGAGCCCTGGCCCGGAGAGTCTTTCGTCACCATCCGGCAGAAGCTGCGGCGCGATCTTGAGCGGGTGGGGAATGCCTACCTGGAGGTCCTTCGTAACCCGAAGGATGAGATCGTCTTCATCCGGCATGTGTCTGCCAAGATGATCCGACTGGTGGAGCTGGGTGATCCTGTAGCCACGGAAAAGAAGCTTATCCGTAATGGAAAAGAAGTCACGGTCACTGTGATGGAGCGTCACCGCCGTTACGCTCAGCTGGTGAACGGAAAGGCCCTGGTTTATTTCAAGGATTTCGGTGTTCCTCTCGATCTGGACAAGAACACAGGTAAGTGGGCTGACAAAGGTCAAAGGCTTCCCGCCAAGACCAGAGCCACCGAGATCATACATTTCACCTGTGTGCCCGACTCGAAGACGCCTTATGGCGTTCCTCGCTGGATCAGCCAACTCCCATCGGTGCTGGGCTCACGTAAGGCCGAGGAGTTCAATCTGGAGTTCTTCGACAACGGCGGTATCCCGCCCATCCTGATCATGCTCCAGGGTGGCATGTTGCAGGATGAAACCCGAAAGGCTCTTGAGCAAAAGACTTCCGGCCCTGCTTCCAAGCTTAACCGTGTGCAGATCATCGAGGTTGAGCCGGTTGGCGGTTCGCTTGACCACCCGACGCAGGCCAGAGTGACAGTCGAGCGGTTCGGCAGCGACCGCATGAACGATTCCATGTTCGAGAACTACGACGAAAAGTGCGAGTCTCGCATTCGTCGGGCGTTCCGATTGCCTCCGATCTTCGTTGGTTCGGCTGAGAACTACAACTACGCCTCAGCCTATGTGTCCTGTACGCTGGCAGAAGCCCAGGTTTTCAAGCCTGAGCGGGATGAGTTTGATGAGATCGTCAACATGCGTCTTCTCCCGGCTCTGGGGTACACGGGGTATAAGATGATCTCCAAGCCGCTGAACATCGAGGACGTTCAGACCAAACTCCAGGCTATTGAACTCTCGATGAACACCGGCGTCGTGGACATGAAGGATATTGTCTACGAGATCAACGAGGCGGCTGGCACCAACATCAAGGTCACGGATGAGCCTCTGTACACGCTCAGTCAGCTTACCGTTGATGCGATGGGCAATGTCGTACCTGGTCGGATGAAGACCAAGCCGAATGGCCCCGTGAACGCCAACGGGGTTCCACAGAGGACTCCGGCCCCTAGCGAAAATGCAAAGAAGTCGGAAGACCTGACGGTCGTAGACCTGGCCAAGGAAGCCATGGAAGCCTTCCGTAACAGGGATTTTGCTTCCCTATCCAAGACGCTGCAATTAATTTCACGTCTGGATGAACGTGGGCAGCACGAGTTCCGAAAGGCTTGCGCGACCATGAGGTTCCTGGACGTGGAAAATGATCCGGATGGTCTTGGGGAGCTCCTGGGGTGCACCATGGAAGTCATGGCCCATGAGCATCACGCCCATTAAAGGAGGGTGTGATGGTTGACCTTACCGCCTTTCTCAGTCTGGAAAGGTCAATGGCGGCTCCCGTTCTCAGAGCGTGGGAACGGGTAGCCCGTAACCTTGTCGATCAGATTGAACAGCTTGTTGCCGAGGGTCGATGGGATGACGCCCACGACCTTATCAATCACCTGTCTCTGCTTGGCCTGGTTGACAGTCAGCGTAGCCAATTGGAAGAGGTCGCTGTAGCGGCTCTTCTGTTTGGAGCCCAGAACCTGACCGGAAACGTGCGGTCCACGTCTTACGTGGAAGGCAGAAAGCCTGTTCCGTATGAGCTTCAGCTGGCCCTAGACCAGTTGACTGACATCGTGGAAGTCAACGGGGCCGAGGCTGTGCGCAATCAATTGCACACGTATGTGCGCGTGAGGGAAGCCAAAATTTCTGACGCCAAGCCTATGGCTCCGCTTCCACTACTGACTTTCGGAGCCGGTAAGCTGCTTATTGATCTGGCCGCAAATCTCACCACCAGCAGGGTTGTAAGCCTCGGGTTCCTTTCCGAGGCTGTTGAGAGGGAAGTGTCCAGATACATGGTTTCGGAAGTTCTGGACCATCGAACCTGTGCCATTTGTCAGCATATGCACGGGCGCGTTTTCGAGGTGACCAGAGAGTATTCGAGGATCGTTGAAATTCTTAGCACCCAGGACCCAAACCAGTTGAGAGCATCTGCGCCGTGGCCAAAGGCGACCAGAGCCACCATAGAACAGATTCGATCCATGTCGGATGCTGAGCTCCAGATGTCTGGGTTTGGTAGCCCACCTTATCATCCCATGTGTCGTGGTGTTCTCGTGCCTTTAGGGACCGTAACAGAGATCACGACAGCAGAGTTGGTGGCTTAGGACAAACTGTCTGTCTCGCAGAGACGAAACTGGTACTTTTCATAGTCCACATAATGCAATTAATTGCAGTTCGTCGTTGACGGAGTAGGATGCATCCGTATTCTCCGGCTCTGTGTATCGTGCATTGACATCGAGGTTGGTGGTGTTTCGTAAGGCTGAGGGCATTGCTGGTGAAGGTGGTTTTCCGACCGCGCCTTCTGGCGTGTCCGAAAGACATGGAAACACCCATATGGCCCCGATTAAGAAGGCCGACGACGAATTGCAGATTGTCTGGTCTGAGGTGTACGCCCCAGGTGTCCCCGATAGTCAGGGGGATTTCATGTCTCGTGAGTCCATACGGGAAATGGCATACGAGTTCATGCGGAAGGGCCTGGTCACGAAAATCGACCTCAATCACACCCAGCAGGAGTCAGGCTGCTATGTCGTCGAGTCCTTCATTGCAAGGGACGATGATCCGATTTTCATTCCAGGTTCGTGGGTTCTCGGAGTGAAAGTCCCTGACCCCGAAATCTGGCGAATGGTTAAATCGGGGGAGTTAAACGGCTTCTCTTTTGATGGTGTAGGGATCAGGCGCGAAACGGAAATCGAGCTTTACATCCCAGAGACCATTGAAGGAGAGACTGACGAGGTGGACGGACACAGGCACCGCTTTTTCGTCAAGTATGACGAAGAAGGTCGCTTCCTCGGCGGCTACACCAGTCCCGGTCCAGATGGGCACGTGCACAAGATTCTGCGTGGGACGATTACCGAAGAGGAGAACGGCCACGCACATCGCTTCTCGTTCGTTGAGGTAATGGTCAATGCCGAAAGTACGCATTAAAGCGAACGAGCTGGTCGAAACGGACGTGAATTTCGTCTCGCTGGTGAAGCGTGGGGCTAACCGAATCCCGTTTCGGATCACGAAAGAGGACAATGAAATGCTGGACCTTTACAAACTCGGTCGAAGCCTTTTCAAGAAGGCTGACCCCAAGCCGGAGATCGTAGCCGCCATCCTTCAGAAGGGTGCCAACCTTGAGCAGGTTGCGACCATCTTCAAGGAAGCGGGACTCGATCCGAAGGATTTCGTCCAGTCTGAAAAGGACGGAATTGTTACGGTCGCCAAGACCGATGCAGATAAGGCTGAGGATACCGTGGTTCTCACGGTCTCTGACGATGTTGCCCTGGTTGTCGCCAACGTGAAGAAGGCGTTCGAGGGTTACGCCGGTACGGCAACGGATTTCGGTGTCGTCATGGCCACCGAAGGCGTCTACCCGTCTCTTTGCGTTGCCAACGAGGCGCTCCACAAGACTATCGGTAACATCCTGTTCAAGGCGTCTTCCCCCGATGAGGCGTCTGCTGAGGTTGCCAAGGCCATCGACGCATTCAAGGGGTACGTCACTGGCGTTCTCGGTTCCGTACCGGTTCAGGCTTTCAAGGTGGATGTTGAGTTCGCCAAGCTGCGAGCCGTGAAGGCAGCTGTTGAAGCTGAGGAGACCCAGAAGGCGGACGCGGGCAAGAACGGCACCGGTGCCGGTTTCGAGGAAGGCAAGGGGACGGGCGTTTCTGCTGCTGCCACCGAAGATGACCGGAAAAACACCGTGTTCGGTGCCCTTCCCGGTGAATCCACCACGGGCAACGAGGATGAGGGGCCTGTTGATGCCCGTAAGGCGGATACCGGTCTTCCTGACCCGAAGGGTCATGAGCCTGGTGATCCTGGTGGTTTCGCCGCTGCTCCTGCTGATACGGCTCGCGCTACGGCTGCTGCCACGCAGGACGACAAGAAGATGAATCAGAATGGTGGCGTCGATGGTTCCTCGATCCCGGATGGTGATTCCGGCCTGAACCGTCTTGGCGGCGTCCGCAAGGAAGAGATTGAGGCCCTGATGAAGGCTCTCGGTGATCTGAAGCAGATCGTTGAGACCTCCGTATCCGAAGTCCGCAAGGAAGTCGGGGCGCTCAATACCCGTATCGAGCAGGTTGACCAGCGTGTCCAGAAGGCCGAGGCCGATCTGAGCGGTACGATCTACAACGAGGCCGGTGGTGACACCTTCAGGGCCAAGAAGTCTGACGGCGGCCACAACTCCATTCCGCCGCTGCTCGACACCGCTTACGACCGCAACGTCTAAGTGCGGAAGAAGAACGCTTTTTAGAAAGGGTACTGGACAAATGAGCACGAATGGCGAACTCCTCCGCAAGGCTGACCTCGTTATCGAGGACCTGCGCTCAAACGGTGGCGAGCTGCTGCCGGAGCAGGGTGCTGCCTTTATTCGCAAACTGATCAAGCAGCCGACGCTGATCAAGACCTGCCGCGTCGTGGAGATGTCCTCTCCGAAGCGCAAGATCAACAAGATCGGCTTCGGTAAGCGCATTCTCCGCAAGGCTACCTCGGGCGTTGCCCTGACCGAGCAGCAGCGTTCCAAGCCGACGACCGAGCAGCTGGAGCTCAACACGAAGGAACAGATCGCTGAGGTCCGTCTGCCCTACGATGTTCTCGAAGACAACATCGAGCGGGCGATGGCTGCGAACAACGAACCGTCCAACACCGGTCCGGGCGGTCTCCGCCAGACGCTGATCGACCTGATTGCCGAGCGTGCTGCGCTCGACATGGAAGAGCTGGCGATCCTGGCCGACACCGACTACACCAACGCCTCCGATCAGGACGACGAGGATTACCTCTCGCAGCTGGATGGCTGGATCAAGAACGGTGAGGAAAACGGCAACGTTGTTGATGCCGAGGATGAGACCATCTCTAAGGCCATCTTCAAGAAGGGCCTGAAGACGATGCCGTCTCAGTACCTCCGCAACCGTGCCGCTCTGACCCACTTCGTGTCGGTGAACAACGAGACCGAGTACCGTGATACCCTGGCTGACCGTGCGACCGCGCTCGGTGACCAGATGGTTCAGGGCAACAACCCGGTCTACGCTTTCGGTTCGCCGGTGCGCTCCGTGGCGATGATGCCGGAGGACAAGGGCATCTACACTGACCCGCTGAACCTGATCTTCGGCATTCAGCGTCGGGTCTCGATGGAGTTCGATAAGGACATCACCGCACGTGTGTACATCATCGTGCTGACCTGCCGCATCGACTTCCAGATCGAAGAGCCCGAGGCGATGGTCGTCTACAACAACATCGGCTCCGAGTAATAGGAGCCTGCAATTAATTGCAAAATCGGGGTCAGAGTAATAAACTGACCCCGTTTTCATGAGAACGCACAGCTAGGAGAGCTTTGATGTTTATTGCGAAGCTTATGAAACCCCGTCGCCTCAACAAGTATGGGCGAGTGTGGGAGAAGGGTATTGAGGTTGTGGTAGACGAAGCCACAGCCCGTATTCTGACTGATGACGAACGCTTTCGCATCGCTCCCGTGAAAGATACGGTGCACGTCACTGAGGTGGTTTCCATTGTCAAGCAGGAAACCGAAGAGGATGAAAAGCCTGCTGGTCCGGTGAAGCCGACTGACAAGAATGAACTCTACGAGGCTATTCGGGCGGCTGCCGATCAGCTCGATCCCGATGACGAGAAGAGTTTCATGGCCAATGGGCGTCCGAACGTCTACGCCCTGAGTAAGATTCTCGGATACGACATTTCGGCCAAGGAACGTGATGCAGCCCTTGAGGAGGCGGCTCCGCAGGGAAATTTTACGCCGGAGGCCCCGGCACCAAAAAAGGGGCTGGTAATCCGAAAAGGCGGAAGCGCAAGCGTAAACGCAAAGCTGGAAAGCGAAGAGGAGGAGACCGACGACCTCGAAGCAGGAGAGGAAAGCTCATCCTCCGACCCCCGCAATGAGGACGACGATCCGAGTGGCGTAGAGGTGTAAGCGATGTTCCTTGCTTCCGTGGACACCATCCGACAGCAGCTTGGATATGACGAGATGGACGACATCAACGCGGCCATTGAGATGGCGCTTGATGCCGTAACTCCGCAGCTGGAATCCGTCCTGCAAACGAGGTTTCCACGGGAGCAAGTGACGGACATATTCTATGTTCCGGCACCCACGTACATCCACGGAAGCCACTACGAGACTCAGTTCAAGCTGAGCCGTGGCTTCCTGGCGTCCGAACCCGAGACTTCCGTAGATGGGTTGATCTATGACCTCGAAAAGGGGTTTGCGAAGGATTACAAGACCTACTACAGCCGAAGCAGGGTGGAGTTCACCTACGAGGCGGGGTTCGACCCCGACCCGAACAACCCGAAATCCTACGATCTGACTCAGGTGCCGAAATGGTTGCAGGAGGCGGCAACGATCAAGGCGCTCACGCATCTTGCCACCATGCAGGCCGTAACTGAGGCGGGAATCAAGCTGGATCGTCGTATCCTGCACAGCCAGTACGCAGCCATCATAAACGGAAGGCTCCGGTACGCACCGCTGGCCGTTCTGCCTCTGTGAGGTAGGTCATGGCCACCAGGTTCGAGTTCCGTTTCCAGTTCCGGAACAAGCGTTACTACGATGCCCGCAGAGGCTTGATCGCCTTTGCGGATGAGCTTGGTAAGAGCTGGGAGGACTCGGCGCAGGTTCTGAGCAAAGAACTGAAGAGCTTTCTTCAGGGCGTAGTCAGGGAGATTGCGGACAGGCATAGCACTCCATGGCCCCAGGGAACGACCGACAAGACGCTATCGAAACGTTCCGGGAAACTGGTCAATTCCATCCTCAGAAGTGTAAGGGTAAAGGGCGATAAGATCAGCACCCTCCAGGGCTATATCAGCCTCGGAAATCCCGCGCTTATTCACGAATTTGGGGCGACCATAAAGCCGAAGAGGGCCAAGTTCCTTACTGTACCATTGCCTGATGCCCTCGATGCCAACGGGAAACCCAGGAAGAAAAGGGCGAGAGATTGGGAAAACACGTTTGTTGCAAAAACAAGAGCGGGGAACCTTCTGATCTTTCAACGTAGGGGAGCGCAGATAATCCCGCTTTATGTGCTGAAAAGCAGCGTGACGATCAAACCACGGTTGGGTGTGCGAGATACCCTGAAGAAGAGTGTGCCGAGATTCGTTGAAAGAGCTGCCGACCAGATGGTCCGCCACATAAGGGTGAAGTGAAATGGTTGAGAGCGTTCGTCACAAGATTCTCCGCACCATGGCTGAGACCTTCGCGGCGGTCTCTGAGCCTGATTACCCGCTCAAGTTTTCGACCGTTGGCATGGGTCCTCTTAGTGAGGCCGATCACAAAAAGCGGTTCTCGATTGGCATCGTGCCTGGTCCGGAGCAGTACAAGCACAGCTTCCCGTACATCGAACGATTGCTGGATGTGGCAATCGAATTTCGCATCACGGTCAACCGAACGGACCCGGACCCTGGTGAATTGGCGGAAACAGTGCTGACTGTCGTAGAGCAGGTGGTTGCCAAGAACAGGACGTGGGGCGGGCTGGCCTTAGATACCGACTACAAGACCAGCGAACTCGACATGACGACCTATGATGACAAGACGATCATGGGCGTCCTGTGGGTGACTGTGCATTACCGCCATGCACACGGCGATCCGACTGATCCGAACCCGTCCGTGTAGTGGCCTTTCGCTGAGACCAGATTCCTTGACCCGACTCCGCGTTAATGCAATTAATTGCAACCTGTTGGAGTCGGGATAGTCCCGGCGCATCTGAAAGGAAGGATGCTCCAGCGATGAAGCTCAAGCGCAATCATTTCTCTGGTCTCAGCAACATCTTCGGAGAAAAGGGCAAGAACCTTGCCGACATTCTGAACACGAAGCCCGACCGTGAGGACTTCGACGAAATCGAGCCGATTGATGACCCGGACACCGCCACGGCCAAGGACGTTGCGGAAAAGCTGAACGAAATTCTGGCTGTTTTGCAGACTCCGCCTGCCACGGAGCCTGAACCCGAGCCTGAGGAAGGCGATGGCCAGGGTGACGGTTCGGGTCAGGGTTAAGGACAGCCCCGTAGGTAAAGGAGAATAGCCATGAGTGTTCTGCTTACTCGTAGGGCTGTTGTTCAGGCGAAGGTCGAATCCGTCTACGGACAGGCTGAGACCGTTGGCGTCGATGACGGCGTTCTGGTTTCCGAGCCGACCTACACGATTGAACCGAACGTGCTGGAGCGCGACTTTGTGCGGGATAGCATCTCGCAGTCCCCACACATCATTGGTCGCAAGCTTGCTCAGATGGAGTTCACGACCGAGCTTCGTGGCAACGGCAAGCAGCATTCCGGTAACGCGGCGGATGCCCCGATCATCTCTCGCCTGTTCCGGGCCTGTGGTTACAAGATGACCTCGGAAACCGGTCCGTGGGTGAAGGGCGTATTCGACGTTGACGACCATGCCAACCGTGTCACTTGGGTTTCTGACGTGACCCAGGCTGATAACACGGACGTGATCTGCTATTTCATTGAGGTCACGACTGCTGGTGAGTCCGGTGTCGCGGAAGTCACGATTACTTCGGACACGCAGGGTGAAGGCTCTGCTGCTCAGACCATTGAGTCAGGCACCGACATCAATGTCGGTACGCATGGCCTGGTCCTGACGCCGACCTTTACCGGAGAGCTGGTCCAGGGTCAGAAGTGGGTTGTCTGGCTGATGCCTGCTGGCCTGCGGCTCGATCCGATCTCGGATAACTTCGAGTCCATCACGCTCGTCATGTATAAGGACGGCGTGAAGCACGTCATGCCTGGTGCGTTCGGTACGTTCGAGATCACGGCCACCGCCGGTGAGTTCGCTTCGGTTAGTTGGACGTTCACCGGTATCTGGCAGGCTCCGGTCGATGAGCAGATGCCGACCCCGAACTACGAGCGGACCCTGCCTTCGCAGGTCGAGCTGGCTCGCCTTCGTGTTGGTGGATTCTACGCCATCGTGGAAGAGTTCACGTTCGATCAGGCGAACGATATCCAGATCAGGCCGGACGTTTCGTCCAAGGAAGGCTACATCGGCACCCGTATCGTCTCCCGCGCTCCGGAAGGCGGTATCAACCCCGAAGCCGACCTCGTGGCGAACAACGACTTCTGGTCGCACCTGGCGAACGCCAGCCGGATGCCGTTCCAGATGCGCGTTGGCCATCAGCCCGGCAATACGGTCTGGATCGTTGCACCGGGTGTCCAGTACACGGGCCTGACCTACGCCGACCGGAACGGCATTCTGACCTACGATGCCGGTCTGAAGTTCCCGGCGTACAACTCGAACGACGAAATCATGTTCTTCCTCTGCTAGTCGGAGGAAATGCAATCAATTGCAACGGAGAGCGGCCCTCGTGGCCGCTTTCTTTTTGTTGACGCTTTTTGAACGGTCGGTGAAGTAGGTGCCAGGAAATATGGAGACCAAACAGCATGGAGTAGGAAATGCGATTCATTTTGATCATCCTGGCAATCGCTGGCCTCTGGTATCTGGGGCAGCCAAGTGCGGAGAGTAAAGCATGGGGCGAGCACTGCATGAATGGTTGGACCGGCTCGCATCTGAAGCTCGAAGAAGCGGTGAAGAAATCCCTGCGGGACCCCAAGAGCTTCGAACATGTCGAGACCCGCACCTCGAAGGTGAAGGATGGTGTCAACAAGGTACGCATGGAGTTCCGAGCCAAGAACGGTTTCGGGGGCCTGAATACCGGATACGCTTACGCCGAGATCGACAACAAGACCTGCAAGCTTCTGTCCTGGCGGCTCAAGGAATAGACCAGTCAGCCTTCACCACCAGTCCTCAGTTGTGAGATAAATGAGGTCTCACCGAAAGGGCTGGTGGTTTTATTATGTCTGGCACTGGAAGCAAATTCAGCGTCAAAGTCTACATTGTCCAGAAAGCAGACCGAAAAGGGAACCTTCAGGGTGAGGTCCTGGCCGCGAAACTCACCCATAGTGCGGCCCACGAGATAGCCAAGAATAACGCTCCCGCAAAAGTAACCTGCATAGTTGCTGACAAGTCCCCCATTCCGAACGGGCCGGATTACGTTTCAGACCAGCGGAAATGCAATTAATTGCGCTGGGCTCCTCAGCTGAGTATCTTTACCGCTACCCATAGTGGGATACTCAGCAGCCGAATGGCAGAGGAGTTTGAAAATGGCCCTGATTGCTCTTACCGTGCACGACACGGTTGAATACGTTTCTGACCTCGATCCTGCAAAGACCAAGCAGTTCGTGCCGATTGACCCGAGTGACCCGACCAAGGGCGAGGAAGAGCGGGAGGTAATCGGTGAGGGTGCTACCGTCTTCCTGCTTCGCCCGCTCGATGTGTTCCTGATGGGCCACATCTATGACAGCGCGTCGGTGATTTCCGGCAAGCAGGGTGATGACACGGTTGGTATCCATACCCGCGTGAACCAGACGAACATTGATGCTGTTCGCCACGGCCTGGCTGGCTTCAGGAACTTCGCGGACAAGTACGGAAATCAGGTTCGCTTCAAGACCCAGAAGGCGGTCGTCAACGGGCGCGAATATGAGGTCGTTCACGACGACATCATGAACATGTTCGGTGTCCGACTGATTTCTGAGCTGGCCCAGAAGATCAAGGACATCAGCGAAGTCAGCAAGGAAGAGGAAAAAAACTCCGCAAGGGCGTAGCCGCGATCCGGCTACTGCCCGAACGGCAGTGTGACGGTTGCAAGCGTCAGGACGAATGGGGGTGCTTCGCAAGGCCATACACGGTGGTGACCGAAAAGGGTGATAAGGAGATCAGGTGGCACAAGCCAGCGCAGCTCCCAATAACCCTTCTTGGTGAGGACATATGGGCTTGCCCTCGCCAGCACATAAGGGAGAACCCGTTTTATTGGGCGGCGATCCTGAAATACTACGGTATGTACCGCAAAGGGTTTCTGCCTAGTGCCGGAGGGATTGCAGACCAATCGAACAAGGCCATCGAGGTATTCCGCATTCTGGATGACGCGAATGACGCGTGTGACCGGGAAGAGCTGAACAGGGAGAAAGAGCGGAAGGCACGAGAGAGTAGGATGCCCCCGAGGCGAAGGTAGGCGGCTATGACGCAGGAAGAGCTCCAGTTCATCATGAAGCTTCAGGATGAAGCGTCCCAGACGATCAAGAAGATCGGTGACGCCCTGAAGGGGCTTGGTGGCGGTGCTTCCACGGTAAAGAAGGAAGCAGATGAGGCATCGAAATCTCTCGATAACCTGGTGACGCAGGCGAAGGCGGCGGGTGCTGCCATCGCCGGAGCTTTCGCATCCAACAAGATGCTCAACAACGCAATCACGACCTTCGCTGGGTACGAAAAGGGCCTCATCAACGTCCGCAAGACCACGGATATGACCATCAAGGAAATCCGTGAGTTCGAGAGGGAGTTCGACAAGCTCCTGATGACCATGACGGGTGTCCGGCCAGATGAAATGCTGAACATCGCCGGGGCCATTGGTCAGATGGGTGTCCATGATCCTCAAGATATTCTCAAGATGACCGAGGTCATGGGCAAGCTGTCCATTGCTGCACCGACCGTTTCCGGTGAGCAGGGTGCGTCCACGATCTCTCGTATCCTCACCGTCACTGGCGAAGGCATCAAGAACGTCGAGAAATTTGCGTCCGCTCTGGTTCACCTCGGTAACACTACGGCTGCGACCGAGCACGAGATTCTTTCGATGGCATCTCGTATCGCTCAGTCCACGGCGCAGTTTGGACTGACCTCTGACGCCATTCTTGGTATCGCGGCTGCGGCCAAACAGCTCGACTTCCGCCCCGAGCTGTTCGGTACGGCGATGGGTCGCCTATTCACTGGTCTGACGGACTCGGCCATTAACGCCACGAAGGGTATGGAACGGCTTACTCGCCTTACCGGTATTACGCGAGAACAGTTCCTGCAAATACTGGAGGATAAGCCGGAACAGGCATTCCTCATCGTTCTGAAGGTATTCAAGGACCTTCGCGATGCGGGCATGTCCACCACCCAGTTCATGAGGGACCTCAGGTTGGAGGGCATCGAGATTGCCTCGGTGCTTGGTTCGGCGTCGAAGAACATTGAGCTCTTCGATAAAAAGATGGTGGAGTCGGCTCGTGAATACGAGGAGATCAAGGCGCTAACCGAAGAGTACATGAAGGCCATCGAGGGCCTGTCTGCCCGTTGGGATGGTCTTACTGCGACTGCTACCGTTTTCTCCAAGACCATTGGTGGGGCACTGGCTCCAATCCTCAAGCCGATGGTTGATTGGGTCAGAGAGCTGATGAACATGGCTATCCGCACGTTCACGGCTCTGCCTGGTCCGATCCAGACGGTAATTGCCCTGATTGGTACGCTGTCCACGACCATTCTCGGCATCGGAGCCGCGCTCAGCATTGTTGGTCGTGTTGGTGCCTTCACGGCGGTTGTGAAGGGGTTCACCACGGCGACCGCTGTTGCGCTCAGGTTCAGCGGAGTCCTCCTGGCACTAAGGGGGACCATGGTCGCTTTGTCTGCCATCTGGGCCGTTATGTGGATGCCTGCTGGCGCGGCTATCGCTGGCGTGATCACCGGCATCAAGGCTGTTGGCACGGCCTTCAAGGCCATGGGTGCCATGGCGCTCCTGATGAGCCGCCAGGTCATCGCGGCGATGATCCGGCTTGGTGCGGTGGTGTTGGCCACGTCCGGCGCGGCTATCACGGCTGTCCGGAACTTCAGCCTCTTCGCTGTTGGTGTGGCTGCTGTCCGCAAGCTGACTGCTGCTTTTGTGCTTCTGCGGGTGGCGATCCTGTCGATCCCGCTCGCGATCGCGGCCATCCCGGCGCTTCTCGCCTCTCTGCCTGTCATCGTGCCCGTGGCCATTGGAGCGGCCATGGTGGCGCTGGGTGCGCTCATCTATTCCAAGTGGGATGAGATAAAGGCGTTCTTCAGCCAGAGCTGGTCCGAGATCGGAGAGGGCATGAAGACCGCCATATCCAACGCCTGGGACGCCACGATTGATTACCTGAAGGACGGGTGGAACAGGTTCGTGAACTGGCTCGCGGGCGACGATGTTGCCGCGGCCCTCGAAGAGGCCGAGAAGGCTGCTACGACTGGTAGCCAGAGCGTGGCGGGAGCCATAGAGACCAATATCGGAAAGGGTCTGAGTGAAAAGGCATTCAATACCCTCGACGACATGTTCAACTTCCGCGAGGCGAGGAGGATAATCAAGGACCAGAAGGATGCACTGGAGGAGCTTCTGAGTCTCGATGTGGAGGTGCAGGTACAGTCTGGTTTCGAGGACAAGGATATTCGACGCCTGAAGGCGATGATCAAGCAGGCCGAGCGTGAGCTCGATCCGCTACAGATCAAGATTGACGACCTGACGGATGAGCTTGAGACGGCCCGTGCGATTACCAAGGACCGGCAGAACACCCTCGAAGTGGACCGCGCGATCCGTGACATTCGACGGGACATCATCGATCTGACCGAAGAGGAAGAGGCCCAGGTCCGTAAGATCATCCGTGCCCGCCAGCAGGCCGAGCAGGATAAAGCCTACGAAGACATGATCCGCACTCTTCGCCGGGGCTTGGAGGATGCCCGTGCCCTGACCGAGGAGCGGAAGACCGAGCTCATGATCCTGCGTCAGATCGAAGACGCGGAGCGCGATATCGGCTCCCTGACTCGTGAGCGCAAGAACGAGATTGCGCAATTAATTGCACAGACGCGGCAGCTTGAGCTCTTCAGGGCGTTGGAAGAGCAGCTGGACCCGATCACAGCGGCGGTTCGCGAGTACGAGCAAGGGGTACGGACCCTGAATGATGCTTTCGCCAGCGGTCTGATCAGCGCAGAGCGGTACTACTGGCTGCTCCAGAGACTGAATGATACCACGCTTACCTCCCGTAATCCGATCCTTGAGCGGGTGCGGACGATGCGCGAGGAGCTGGCTCTGTTCGGCCTCCGCGGCAAGGAACTGGAGATCGAGCGCACTGTCCAGCAGGAGATCAACTCGCTTCGCAGCCAGGGCGTACCGATCACGAGGGAGCTTACGCAGGCAGTCCGCGAGTACGCTACGGCGCTGGCCGAGGCCAACGAGCAGGGCAAGAGTGGTATCCGGCAGTGGCTCGATGAAATCGGCACGTTCGAGGAAGCGATAGAGAAGCTGAAGAAGGACACCATCGGCGGCCTGGCTGATGCCCTGACCGAGGCGTTCACCGGAGGCAAGGACGCTCTCCGGAACTTCGGCCTGCAGCTGGGCAAGATGATGGTACGCTTCGCCGTGGAGAACACGATGCGGCAGCTGTTCCAGCCGTTCGCCCAGCAGCAGAAGCAGGACTCGGCCACCCGCATCGAGAACGCGATCAGCAAGATCGAATCGCTGGCCCAGTCGGGCATTCATACGCCGCAGGCCGTGGTCAACGCCGGGCAGGTCAGCATCAATGGTCAGCCTTTCGGTTGGCCTGGCGCTCAGGACCAGTCGGCCTACGCGGCTCCGGTGTCTCCGGTCGAACGAGCTCCGCTTCCGGCCAATACCAACATGGCACCCACGACCGGAGCGGCTCCGGGATCGTTCCGTGCTGCTCAGGAAGCCGGTTTGACCCTGAAGCAGACTGCCGACCAGATGACCACTGCCGGTAACCAGATGACGCAGGCCCTGAGCTCGGCCACACAGAAGATCAATTCGGCCTTCAACACGGCTGGTCCTGGCTCGCTGAGCATCCCTGACCTGACGAGCACCGCCCAGACGGCGCTCGATAAGGTGACCCAGGCTGTGTCCAATGCCACGTCTTCGGCGGTGGATACCGTGACTGCGTTCCTTGGGATGCACGAGCGGACGAACCGAAGCCAGATCAACAGCTTCCTGAAGGCGGGTGGCATCGACATCGACGCCGCCCAGACGGCCTGGTGCGCAGCCTTCGTCAACTCCGCTCTGGAGCAGGTAGGTGTGACGGGCTCCGGGTCGCTGGTCGCCGCCGACTTCCTGAAGTGGGGCCAGGCCGTCCGGCCCGAGGATGTGCTGAGGGGTGACGTTCTGGTTGCCCACCGTGGCCGCCAGCCTGGCCAGACGGGTGCGCATGTGGGCTTCGCCACCGGCAACACCCGCATGGGTCCGAATGGCCTCCAGCTCGAAATGCTGTCGGGTAACGAGAGCAACCGGGTCCAGACCTCCTGGTACGATGCGAACCAGCTGGCCATCCGCCGTGCGACCGAGGACATGCAGAAGCTGGGTCAGCAGACGCAGCAGACCGTCCAGCAGATGAACCAGCAGTTCCAGCAGCAGGGCATGACCATGCAGACGGCTCATCAGCAGGTGCAGCAGAGCGCCACGACCGCATCGCAGGCCATGCAGATGTCCGGCCAGAACATGCAGCAGCTGGGCTACTCGACTCAGAATGTCGGGCAGCAGGCGAGCCAGGCCGCCCCGCAGATCGACCAGGCCGGTACGGCCCTCCAGAACGCCGGTATGCGGGCACAGCAGGCCGGTCAGCAGGCGAGCAACGCCAACCCCGGATTCAGCGCCATGCAGAATGGCATTCGCGGCCTGCTTGGCCCGCTTGATCAGGTCGTGCCTGGTCTTGGCAGCTTCGCTCAGGCTGTCTTGCAGCTGATCCAGCAGCTCATGTCCGGCATTGGAGGTGGTGGCCTCTTCGGCGGCATTCTGGGCTTCCTGTTCCACAGCGGTGGTGTTGTTGGTCGGACGAGCGCCACGAGAGCCATGCCGATCACGGCCTGGGCTGGTGCTCCGCGCTTCCATAAGGGTCTGTTCAAGAAGGATGAGTACCCGGCCATCCTGAAGCGCGGCGAGAGGGTCCTGACCGAGAGCCAGAACAAGAAGAACCTCGCCATCATCGACGGCCTGAGCCGTCAGGTCGAGGAGATGGGTAAGGTGCTTCAGTTCAGCCGCAATGGCGGTCGCCGGTATGGCGAGGTCAACCAGACCGTGGTGAACAACATCAATGTTCGTGACGCCAACGGCTTCCGGAAGTCTGAGGGACAGATTTTCGCAGATACGCTGATCAAGATGCAGCGTATGGCTGTACGAAACAACTGAGTGTGCAATTAATTGCACGGGAGTGAACGATGTCTTTGCTTTGGCTCGACGGATTTGATGCCTACAACATCGGAACGGCGAACCCGCCCCCCACCAGTGGCAATCAGTATGACGCCACCAACATCATGTTGAGCTCGGGGTACGTCGCGGCCAATGACTGCATGGTGACCACGGAAACCCGCACGGGCCGTGGCTGCGCTCTTCGCTTCAGGGCTGACTCCGGTGGTGCGGAGAGCCAGGGTTGGTTCCGGAAGGTGGTCGATATCCGGGATGAGCTCGTGGTGGGCTTCGCCTTCAAGTATGTGGCCACGCAGCTCGATCTGCTTTGCCGGTTCGAGTACGACAACCTGTACGGCACCCGCTCGACCGCGATGGCCGTCTACATCAACGGCACGGGCGGACTTACCGTGTCTGTAGGTGGCCAGCCGATTGCCTACAGCCCATCGAACATCATCTTCCCGAACGTCTGGCACTATGTGGAGGTCAAGTACAAGCCGAGGGCGGCGGGTGGGCGGATCGTTGTCCGCGTCGATGGCGTCACATTCATCAACTTCACGGGCAAGACCAAGCCTGACAGCTTGCCCGAGTTCGTGAACGTCCTCTGGGTCGGGCAGACCTCGAACGACTACTTCAACAGCTCCGACATAGCAGTGTACCAGTGGATTGACGACCTCTATATCCTCGATACGCAAGGCGATCTGTTTAACGACTTCCTCGGTGATGTCGTCATTCATTCGATGATGCCCACCAAGGACGCAGGACCAAATCAGGGCAACCAGTTCGGCGGTGGTCTGGCCAAGTTCACGGCAATTGACGAGATCGGACCGGACGACGACCAGTCTTACATCTACGCCAACACGGTAGGCGTGAAGGAGATGTTCGGCATCGACCCGCTGCCGTCCAACGTCATCGACGTGCTGGCCGTAGGCATCAATGTCCGTGCCAAGAAGGACGCTGCTGGCGTTTCCAATTACTCGATCTGCTGCAAGGTGGACGACACCGAAGAGCAGTCCGATCACCTGACGGCTCCGACGCAGTATGTCACCAGACAGTTCATTCTGGAAACGAAGCCGGGTGGCGGTTCCTGGACCAAGGAAGACGTTGAGGCAATGAGCTTTGGATTTGAGCTGAAGTAATGTCTGTCGCGGTTACGCACATAAGGACCGATGTTGCCAGCGAGGAGGATGCGAACCTTCGGGTGACGCAGGTTGAAGGTCGTGCCTGTTCAACCGCTGCCAACCCGCGTTTCCGGGCCACGCAGGCATACGTCAACTACATCGGAATCCAGCGAAATCGCCCGTACAAGCCGAATGATCCGGAAAACCCCGATCCGGGCGATCCCGGCTATCAGCCTCCACCTACGCCGGGAGGTCCGCCGCCTGACCCAATCTATGGGACGCCCTCGACCAGCGACAACATCTACGTCACGCAGGTCATGGTGAATGTCCTCATGACGTTCGCACCCAACTTCGAGTGGATCGACATGTTCATCAACGAAGAGTTCCCGCACGATATCAGCTACAACTCGATTGGTGCGACCCGTTACCAGACGGACGTTGTGATGGTGGACAGCGGCCACACGCAGCGCAACAGCCGCTGGGACCAGCCGCTCATGGAATATGACGTGGCCTACGGCGTTCGCACCCTTGAGCACCTGCACGACCTGATCGCTTTCTTCCGGGCGATGCAGGGCCGCAAGCACGCTTTCCTGTATCATGACGTGGTGGACCACACCTCGACGCTGGCCACCCGCGAGGAGGCCCGCAGCACCCCGCCGATCACACCGTTCGACCAGCTCATCGGCGTTGGCGACAACGCGACGAAGCAGTTCCAGCTGGTAAAGCGTTACCCGACGCCCTCCGGGACGCATTACGCTACCCGACCGATCTACAAGCCTAAGCCTGGCACGGTCAGGATTGCCGTAGGCGGGGACGAGATTTCGGGCTTCGTTTGTGACTATGACACGGGAATGATCACGCTGACCCCGCGTCATGGCATCAACAATCTCATGAACGCTTCGATCATCCGGCAGGGCGTATCCAATTCGACCCGCTGGAGGATCACCGCCGACAATGCGGACTTTAGCGACTTCCGGGTGGGGGAGCGCGTCCTGACCATCGGATGGCTGAATGCCGAGAACAACCTCAGTGAGGCCGTCAACGCCCCGATCCTCGAAAAGGGCCTGAACTGGATAGACATCCAGCTGCCTCCGGACAAGGGCATGAACGAAAGCGGGCGCAACGGTGTGTCCGTCTACACGCACCCGGCCCCCGCCACCGGTGTGGAGGTGAGGGCTGGCTATGAGTTCTGGGTTCCGGTTCGTTTCGACACTGACCGACTTCCGGTTTCATTGGAGGAGTACGGCATTGGTGGTGCGGCGGATGTGAAGCTCGTTGAAGTGCGGCCTGGGGAGGAATAACTCGTGAAGAAGGTAAGCCAGGAGCTCTTTGACGAGCTGCGCAAAACCACGACCTACATTGTTGCAGCCTGGAAGGTGACGCGGAGGGACGGCGTTGTTCTCGGCTTCACGTCCGGGGACCAGCCGTTCGTCTATGACGGGGTGCAGTACATTCCGGCCAACTCGTTCTCGGCATCGGCCCACATCTCCCGCAACAACTTCTCGGTGGACAACATGAACGCCATCGCCCTGACGGGCGACCACATCACCGAGCGGGACCTGCTGGGTGGTGTCTACGATGGTGCGAGGGTCGAGCTCTTCTGGATCAGGCCGGACAAGCCCGAATGGGGCACGGTTCCGATCCGCAGTGGCCGCATTGGCGAGATCAAGATCACGAATGGCCAGTTCGAGACGGAACTCCGCGCCCTGACCCAGCTGCTCCAGCAGGACTTCGGTGAGTTCTACACGCTCGAATGTGCGGCCTCACTTGGCGATGCACGCTGCCGCGTGAATATGAACCCGCCTGTGTGGTCCCCTGGTATGCAGTGTACGGCGGAGATCATTTCTGACGCGAGTTTCGGGACAGTCGTTCGGCCTTCCACGCCGAACGGCTTCTGGTACTACTGCGTGAACGGTGACAAGTCCGTCCGGACCGACGCCCCGAAGGACGACCCGTATTTCCTGAGTGAGCATTTCCAGAGCCTGCCCGTGTGGCTGATGGCTTTCGGGGTGATCTTTTCCGTCATGATGATGTTCTTCTTCTTAGATGAGTTCTTCAGGGGCCGAGTGAGTGTGCCGACTCCTGCTGTTAGGACCCTTCGGTACGGAAAGGCAGGCAACACTGAGCCGAACTGGCCGACCACGGAAGGGGCAACTGTTCGGGACGGTGAGGTCATCTGGGAAGCCCGCCTGGCACGTGAGGCGGAAGGAACGGTAACTGGTATCTACGACCGGGCGTCCTTCGACTGCCGGGATTTCAGCAAGGCTTACGATCCGAATTTCTTCCAGTACGGCTATTTGGAATGGCTGACGGGGGATAACGCTGGCTTCAAGATGGAGGTCCGCGAGTACCGCAAGGTGCCCCGCCCTCATTTCAAGCTGGTCGAGTCCATGCCGTATCCGATCAAGAAGGGGGACACCTTCAGGGTTTGGCAGGGCTGCCCGAAGACGCGGTACGCCTGCAAGGAAATCTTCCGCAACCTCGACAACATGCGGGCCTTCCCCGACATGCCGACCGAGGACAAGGCGCTGTCCACGCCGAACTATTCGCAGCAGGGCAAGTCAGTGGAGAGCAGCGGTGGAAAGGGTCGATAGTATCATTCGGCGTGATGAGATCATTGCTCGCGCTCGCGAGTGGATTGGCACGCCCTACAGACATCAGGGCCGAAAAAAAGGCGTTGCAGTTGATTGCATTGGCCTGGTCTACGGTGTGTGGCTCGACCTTGGTTTGCCTCAGATCACCATCCCGGCGAACTACACGGAGAGCCCGTCCGGCACGATGCTTCAGCAGAATGCCGAGAAGTACCTCGTGCCGACCGACCGGAAGGACTTCTACCCAGGCGACGTGGCCGTCCTGTGGGGTTGGAAACAGGAACCGCAGCACTTTGCAATTGTGGGCGAGTACGCGGGCCGCACGACCATGATCCACGCCTTCTCGAAGCGCGGCTTGGTGGTCGAACACGGTTGGGATGACTTCTGGATGCAGCGCCTGGTGCGCATCTACGAGTTTCCGGGGACGGAGGCGGTCTGATGGCTCAGCTTGCGATTGGTCTCGCCATTGGTGTTGGCGGTTACTTCCTGGTTCAGGCGTTGATGCCGAAGCCGAAGCCCATCGAAGGGCCTCGCATTTCGGACATTAACATTACGGCTGTAAGCCCCGGTAACCCCATCATCAGACATTGGGGTACGATGAAGCTTCCGGGTCAGCTCATCTGGACCTCGAAGCTCATTGAGACGCGGCACGAGGAAGAAGTCGGCGGCAAGGGTGGCCCACCCAAGCAGAAGATGATCACATACACCTACTCGGTGTACTGTGCTGTCGCTGTCTGCCAGGGTCCGGTGCATCGTATCCGGCGCATCTGGGCGAACCAGAAGCTGCTCTGGCAGAACCCCGAAATTGCCGGTGAGGCAAAGAAGGATTTCGAGAGGGCGTATTACGAAGAGGGTGAGCGGTTGCTGGCGGCTGGCGTGGACGTTGATGAAGCTCACGTCAGTGCGTTCGTGTTTGCGTTTAACAACTACGAGATCGGGGAATATACGCTTCAGACGCCACAGCAGGCGATCAACTGGGTCATGAGCCACCCTATTGGCGGGACCCAGCCGAGCCGCCGTGGTGTGGCGGAGGTCGTGGACCGCATGTTCTCCGGCCTCGACAAGGAGAAAGAGTACCTGCGGTTCAAGAGCCGCTTCGATGCGATCCGTCTCTATCTGGGTACGGAAGTTCAGACGCCTGACCCGACCCTTGAGAAGTACAAGGGCGTGGGCATGGTTCCGGCGTTCAGGGGCACCTGCTACATCGTCATCGACAACCTTCAGCTGGAAGACTTCGGTAACTCGATACCCACGTTCAACATAGAGGTAGAGAAGACGCCGGAGGAGCCCCAGCTCCGGGATATCCTGGCGGATATTTGCCGTGAAAGCGGCATGACGGACGACGAATTTGCGGTTGACGACATTCCGGATGTGACTGTTCCCGGCTACGCGATCACGCAGGCCACGTCTGCCCGCCGTGCGATTCAGGACCTACAGATGATTTATCCGTTCGACGGCGCGGAGACGGCCTTCAAGCTTCGCTTCTCGTGGTTGGATAAGAAGCCTGTCGCCATCCTTCGTCCGGAGGACTTCGGGGCTCATGAAACCGGAGACGATCAGCCGCCGACACAGACACTGGTTCGAGCGCAGGAGTTCGATCTGCCGCAGAAACTAACGCTCACGTATCAGGAGCCTGGACGAAACTATTCGCTGAATACGATGACGGCCCAGCGCATGGTGACGGAATCGAACCGTGTGCAGGAGGTGGATGTCACGATTGCCCTCACGCGAGCGGAGGCAAAGTCTCGCGTTGAGGAAACGATGTCCACGCTTTGGAAGGCCAGGCGTGAGTGGACCTACCAGCTGCCCCGGAAGTACATCATTCTGGAGCCTGGCGACTTCGTGCTGATCCCTGACCCGGTTGGTACGAGGTATTTCAGGGGTGCTCGCGTGATCGAGGTGAACACCGGTGCAAACGGCATCCTCGAAATGAAGATGATCGACCACCACAGGTCGCAGTATGTCGGCGCGAACGCATCGACCGACTTAATCGTGGATGATGACATGGAAGACGAGCCGCCGCAGTCTTCCATCACGGTGCCGTACTTCCTAGACATTCCGCTGCTGACGGACAACGAGGCGGACAATATCGGCTTTTACTCGGTGATGGGTGGAACCCGATCCGGATGGAACGGTGGCTTCCTGATGTTGGACCTGTCGTCCGGTGGCACTGTCCCGGTATTCGGTGTGGAGCCGGTACAGGATAGCTCTGGTGCGGACTGGTACACGGTTGCCTACAACAATACCGACCCCGCTCACGGGTTCACGCTGGGCACCCTCGGGCCCGCTCATCCTGGTATCTGGGATCGATTCAATCGCATCCGCATAAGGCTGCGTAACCCGTATCGGGTGCTTTTCAGCCGGACGGAACAAGAGCTTCTGCGGTCTCCGGTGAACGTTGCCATCATCGGGGACGAGATTGTCCAGTTTGCCAACGCGATTGATCTGGGCAACGGCCTGTGGGAGCTGCACACGTTCCTCCGTGGTCTGAGGGGGACCGAGTGGGCAATCAACAGGCACGAACCCGCCGACCGGTTCGTTATTCTGACCAGAGAAGGCGTGGAGCGCATAACCCACGACATCACGCTGTTGAACGTGGAAGGGCGGTTCCGGGCTCTCTCGCAGGGTCAGGACGTGGAGTCCGCCATGGAATACACGTTCAAGAACACGGGCAATTCGCTGCGCCCATACGCTCCGTTCATCAAGAAGAAGCTGCGGAGGGATAACGGCGCGATTGAGCTAGAATGGCTTCCCAGGGTCCGGCAGAAGGGTCTGCTGGTCAACGGCATGGGCACCGAGCTCGATCAGGACGAAGAGAAATATGAAATCGAAGTCCTCAACGGTGACACGGTAGTTCGCACGGTCGCTTTGTCGGAGGTTCGCAGCTGGACTTACAGCGCAGCCAATCATTCGGATGACTTCGGGTCGATCCAAGACAAAGTGCACTTTAGGTTGTATCAGATAGGTCGTGTCGTCGGCAGAGGATTTGCCGCGGAGGTTTGGGTCTGATGGTTACGACGCCGAAACTCGGAGTGAACCTTCTTGCCACTAATACGGTGAACAAGGAGGTCGTCATCAATGAAGGATTTGTCACCTTCGATGCTCTCATCGCAAGGGTGGCCAAATCTATTTCCAATACGCCCCCGGCAGAGCCGCAGGATGGTGATGTCTATATCGTCGGCACCAGCCCGATCAACGAGTGGAACGGTTACGCGAACCATATCGCTTTCTGGTTCAACGGCTGGCACCTGATCAACCCGCCCGACAAGATCAAGATGTGGGTGGAGTCCACGGGCTCGTACTGGACCAAGCAGACCCTCAGCTGGACGGAAGACCCTGCCGGTACGCCTTCGGCCCTGAACGACCTGACGGACGTTTCTGGTAACACGCCCGATCACGGCGACTTCCTGATGTGGGACCAGACGGCTGGCAAGTGGGTCCCGGCCCCGCTGGCCAACCCAGACCTTGAAATCGGGGAGCTGTCCAATGTCGTGATCACGAATGCCGAGGCTGGTCAGGCGCTGGTCTACGACAGCATTGATGGCGTGTGGCGTAACCAGACGATCAGCGCAAGCGGCGGGGCCTCCACCCTGGCGCAGCTGAACGATGTCGATATGTCCGGCGCAGATGAAGGGCACGTGCCCTACTGGGACGGCGAAAAGCTGAAGTTCAAGTCCCCGCAGCAAGTCATCCCGCTGCCGCATCTGCGCGATCTGCCGGATGTGTACGTGAACCATCTACTGGTGGGTGACGTGCTCGCCTGGAACGGTGCCGCTTGGGTACCGTCTCAGGCTGCGGTTACCTACAGCTTCCTCGGCATGGTGGACGGCCCCCAGACGTTTGAGGGTAACGCCAACAAGTTCCTGGTGGTGGACCCGACCGAGAGCGAGCTTGTCTTCAAGAGCCTTGATGACCTGATAAACATCAGCGAGATGAAGCTCATCGAGCTGGCTGACACCCCGAACAGCTACGGCAACCAAGGGCAGGTGCTGGTCGTCAACTCCAACAAGACCGGCTTCGTTTTCGCATCTATGCCGCCGACCATTACGGTCAAGGTGGGTGGTAGCACCATCACGACTGAGCTCAACGAACTTGAGTTCGAGGGCCTTACGGTCACTTCGTCTGGCTCCGGCAAGGCGAAGGTCAAGTTCGAGATGCCGCCCATCGACTTCCCGCAAATTGATTTCAGGGTCAACGATCAGCTTTTGGCGGACCCTATTGCAATTAATTTCACAGGTGCGGGTGTCGTCGCGGTCGAAGACGAGGAGAATCCGAACCATTACATCGTCACCATAGACAGCGGTGGCGGGGCCCTGCATTCACTGGAGGACGTGGACTTCAGCGAGCAGTCGCCGCAGGACGGGCATACGCTGGTCTATGACGCCCTGAAGGGAAAGTGGAAGCCTGGTCAGGCGGCGGGAAGCGTTGGCGTGGTTGACGGGACTGTGGAACCGGCGCTCTACGAGTTCGGCCCCTTTGCGCCTCCTCGGCCCAACATGTTCCCGGACCGCTTCAATGCGCCGTCCGCGATTGTGATGGATATCAAGAACCGGGGCATGGTGGTCCAGCCCGGTTCGCAACCGTCTGGCGTCAAGCACTGTCTGGTCTCCCGCTCCCTGATCAACACCATTGCCCCGTGGCAGGTCACGGCTCGCGTGGCTCCGACCGGTTTCGAGGCGGGGGGTCATGCCGGTGGCATCGCCATTCAGCGTGCTGCCAATGGTGCGATGGTTTTCCTGGTGCTGGGCAACTCGAACTCGGACACCCAGTACAGCATCCGATTCGGTTATGTGAACGCATCGGGTGCCGAGACCATCGTCACCACCGAGCCGAATCATTACCAGTGGCTCCGCCTGGTGTTCGACGGCAATAACATCCGTGCCTACGTCTCCTATGACGGCCTGATCTGGCACCAGTTCGGACAGGTGAGCGCCGCCACCGTCCTCGGCGGAGCTCCGAACAAGGTGGCTATCGACAACCGCGTCCAGTCTGCCACGACCGGCGAGGTGGGTGTGCTCGTCACCTACTGGGATGACCCGGACTTCCCGGCTGAGACCCGGACCCGACAGGGTGTGGTCAATGTCACCGTTGGCGGCTTGCAGGACGTTGATCTGGGGGATCAGCCTCTGGAAGACGGTCAGGCTCTCGTCTGGGACGCCGACAGGCAGGTTTGGACCGCAGGCAATCCGGTTGGCGGCGGCGGGCCTGGTGGACCGGTTGTGGGTGAGCTCGATGACCTGACGGACGTGGACACCTCCAACTACCCGCCGCAGCATGGTCAGGCACTCGTCTGGGACGAAATCAACAACGTCTGGAGGCCGGGGGCCCAGGTTGGTGGCCAGGGCCCTGTCGAGGTGGACATCTCGTGCTTCATCCCCGGTGAGCCGGAAGCCGATGAGATCGTGGCCCGGTTTATAGCCGTCAGGTCGCTCACGTTGCCGTCCGGTTTTATGGGAAGCAAGGCGTTCGCTCAGGAAGCCCCGAGCAACACGGTGATTTTCAACGTCGCCAAGAACGGATCGGTCATCGGCACGATCCAGTTCGACGCTGACGAAAACGAGGGCGTATTCGCTTCGTTGGACGGGGCAACACTGGATGCGGGGGACCGATTGGACATCGTTTCCCCGCCCAACGTCTACGGCATCTCCGACATAGGCATCACTTTCGCAGGGAGTCGCTAAAATGGCCATCCAGTTTTGCGACGGATTTGACCAGTACAGCTCGCAGGCTGACGTTCAGCAGGTGTGGAACCGTTTCCAGCAGGAAATGGCCATCACGCTTGAAGATGACACGCCCTACGGACGGGGGAAGGCCATCAAGTTCGGCAAGGCCGGTGCGTCGCACCCTGGTATTTCCATCCAGGTACCCAACCCGGTGAACCAGGTAGGGTGCTCGTTTCATCTGAAGGTGTTGGAGTATCCAACGTCCAGTTATTATCGCGGTTTGATTGAGTTCAAGGACGGTACGTCAAGCGACACGCACTGCACGCTCAGCCTGAACGCTAACGGTACCTTGAGGTTCAATGCCAGAGACGCTTCCTCAAGCATTAGCAACTACGTGATCGTGGCCGAAACCATTGAGAGCATTCCACTGAACACGTGGGTGCACGTTGAGGTTAGGGTGCTCATATCCAATTCTGGTACGGTGGAAATCCGGATCAACGGAAACTTCGCAGGGTCGGGTTCTGGCGACACATACACCGGTAACTCTGCCGTGGTGAATGTCATCACAGCGGGTAGGCAGGTTTACTCCGGTGCCAACTCCGCAGGTATCATCCTGATGGACAACTTCGTGTTTTGGGACACCACCGGCTCCACAAACAACACTTTCCTTGGTGAAGTTGAGGTGGCTACGCTGGCTCCAGTGGCTGACGTAGACATTACCGACTGGACACCCTCAGAGGGCAGCGATGGTTACGCCATGATCGTTGATGAGGAGGGTTTCGACGGTGACGACACCTACATTGCGTCGGACGTGGAGGACGCCGTGGCGGTGTTCGAGCTTGGCAACCTGCCGTCTGTGAACATGCGCGTTCTCGGGGTGCAGGCATTCGCTGTGGCCCGCAAGGACGAAAGCGGTGACCGCAGCCTGGCCCTTGGGGTTGACTCCGATGACGAGGTTGTTGACGCCAGTCCATCACCGCTGTCGAACGTTTACACCGGCAAGATGGCGTTTTTCGAGAATGATCCTGCCACCGGCATTGCCTGGCAGAGAAGCGCCGTCAATGCCGTGAAGCTGAGGACGAAGGTGGTCTGATGACGGAAGCGCGGATCACAAAAGCCGGTGGTCAGGCTGTAATTAAGAACGAGGCAAAAGCCCGGACTACGGTTGCCGGGGCTCTTGTTCCGTTCAAGGGTCAGGAGGCTGCTGCCCGCGTATCCGCTCTGGCGGCGAATGTTGTCTTCCGGCCAAAAGCTCCCCGTGTTCCGAAGGGTCCGGTGTTCATGAACGCGATCTACTCGGAGGACCGAGGGATTGTAGGTGACCAGGTATATGACAAGGTTGAGCTGCTTTTGACGGCGGACCATAAGGGCATCAGGGACTTGAGCCGCAAGCGGCGTGGATTGCTCACTTCGATATCGGGTGGTCCCGGCCTTGAGTCCGGCCTGGCCCGTTTCGGTACGCATTGCATGAGGTTCGCGTGGCTATACCGTGGTTCTCTCGAAGCTGCAGTTCCATACATTCGCGCCGACAACAGCGACGGGGCTTTTCTTTTCGGCAGCCAGCCATTCACGGTTGAAGTGTGGGTGAGGGTGGACAACAGCTCCCCCAACAGCAAGCCCGTTGTCGGTGTCTGGAGTGATGATTCGACCAACAAGAGCTGGCTTCTGAAGCTTCAGTCCGGTTCAGTGCAGTTCCTCATGTCGCCTGACGGCACGACCGTGGATACCATCCAGGGTACGATTGTCGAGTTTAACGAGTGGAACCATATCGCCGTTGACAGGGACAAGACCGGCAAGGTCCGCTTGTACCTTAACGGCCAGATGGTCGCCTCTGAACAAGTGAACTACTCGTTGAATCAGGCAGTGAATCGAGACCTGACAGTTGGTTACATCGGCGGATTCGATCCTGAGTCCAGCATAGCCACAGACCAGAGCCTGGGGTCGTTTGTCGGGTACATGGATGATCTCAGGATCACGCGGGGTTGGGCCCGTTATGAGTCCGACACAACCTATCAGGTGCCCGACCAATCGTTCCCGTTTGAGCCGTTCGAGGTCCCTGACTACTTCGATGACGGTGACCCGTACTACAACAACGTGGTGCTTCTGCTTGACCCCCTGGCGAACGCCAACGTACAGGATTTCAGCCCGAATCCTGCTCCGGTCTCGGGTAACATGTCCACCACCACCCTGACCCTGTGCGGCATCAGCGATGCCCGCGTATTTGCAGACAATGGTACGGTGGTTTCGTTTGCTGGCAACGGGGAGCGGTTCAACCTCAATGGTCCGGTGACCATTGAGGTGGTGTGTATGTATCAGGACACCGCAATCACTGGCTACAACATCTTGCAAGTGCCGAACCACTTCCGTGTCAGGGTGGCCCGAAACACCACGTGGGTACAGGCGTACAAGAACGGAGCCTGGATGACCCTATATGGCGGAAGCTCTGACTGGGGTTATTGGAGGCATTTCATCGTCACTCGCGACGAGCAGAACACGACCCGCATCTACTACAACGGCAGGTTCGTGGCGAAGTACGAGAACGATGTGTGGGATGATCCGGGGACTGATGCTCCACTGATGCTCACGCCGGATGCGTACATATACAGCGGTGTGCGTATAGGTCCTGCCCGCATCACGAAGGGTGTGGCCCGCTGGACGCACGAGACGCCTTACGGTGACGTTGAACTATACCGTATCCCGCTAAAGACTCAGGCCGTCATTCCGACGCCGCCTGAGCCGACTTACCCGTACCAGTTGCCGGTGATCAATCCAGGTGCCGAAAATGCCTCGAACAGGATGTGGTCGGTTGTCACCGGCACCAGACCGGACATTGTGTCCTCCCCGACCCCGCATGACGGAGATTACGCCTATGACTCCGGGCAGGCTCGGTTCAATTGGTATTTCCAGCACATTGAAATACCGAAAGCCTACTGGGCGGATATTGACGCTGGGCTTGTGCAATTAATTGCAAATGCCTGGGCAACCGGAACACTCACCGGAGACGACCGGGGTGGTCTGAATGTCATCGCCTTGGATGAGGGGAATAACATTCTGCACCACCGGCTTGTGCTGGCTGAAGACGTGGATGACTGGACCGAGATCAGCCATGATTTTCGCCTCCCGAAGGGGGCGAGAGCCATCCGCATCGGTGTCCGGTCCTACCGCGACCCGGAGAACGAGGCTTTGCAGCTCTACTGGGACGACTTCAGCCTGACGCTGGAGAAAGAGACGGAGCCACTGGATAGCATAGAGCTTCTGCGCCTTGGCAGGCTTGGGGTGGGCCCCTGGCGTCCGGCCCTTGGTGGGGACCTGGTGGAAGTCGTGTCCCGGTACGGGCTGATGTCTGTAGGCGTCCACGCTGGTCTGGCGGCCTATTTTGTCGATATTCCGATCCCCGATGAACTGTGGGAGGACATTGACGATGAAGAGACGCCTCTGACGGCAGTGGTCGATTATCACCTGGTCGGCCAACTCAATATGACTGGTGCAGTGGGCCGTTTCTTCATTGACGCTAGAGACGAGCACTACGATCCAATTGGGCGCATCTATGACGCTGAGGAGCCGTACTCGGTCGATGCCTTTGGTGAGGACCGGACGCTGGAGGTAAAGCTACCGGCTGGAACCAGATCGCTGTCGGTAGGCATCATCGCGGAGCAGAACGACCTTGAGTTTCTGGCCGGTCACCCGGTGACCTACATTGCTGCCCGCATAGAGCGTAGGGGTAGCAGCAATATGCTTGGCCCGGTTGATATACCGATGTACCCGCTCTATGACTACCTGAAGATTGAGTTCGCCAACTACAACGTCCACCCGCTGATAACCGATGGGGCGAACCCAGGTGGCGTTATTGTTGCCGATGATGCTGATTCTGAAATCGGCACCACGGTTTCCCTGCGTATGCCGCCGATAACTCACAACCAGACGGCTTATATAGACCTCCCCATATGGTCATACCCTGGTTTCGATACGGTGACGATAAGGTACCGAACGGACAGCGAGAACAATTGGGACTGGTTCCAGGTCTTCGTTGATGGCGTCCAGCAGATGCAGGCGTCGGGCCAGCAGACGGACTACCGCGAATTTTCGGTGCAGGTTCCCTACGGCCAGCACACGCTTCGTCTGCAATACTCGAAAGACGGCAGCACCAGCACCGGCACTGACACAGTGTACTTCAGCCGGATCGTGATCCCTGTCCGTAACGAGAACACCACAGTTCGCTTGATGGAGGACGGGACGATTCGTCGGCTGGAGAACGACAAGCCAAGGTATTTGGAGAACTGACATGTCCAGAATTTCTCAGATGCCGCCTGCCAATCCCCTTGTAGGCGATGAGCTGATCGAGGTGGTGCAGGATGGGCAGAATCGTAAAGCCTATGTTGCTGCTCTCGGTACTGGCGGGGGTGGCCATAGCGATTACATCGTTCTGCCTGGTCTTCGCACCGGGTATCTCTCCTATATCAGCAGCTCTGGTTCTACTTCCGCGTATGCCATGAAAGGTAACATCTTCGACGCTGTTGAAGATGTGCGGCTGGCTGCCTGGATCATGAGGCTGATGCCCTCTTCGACTAGCGAACGTTACAAGCTGGTGATCTACCGTATCTCCAAGGATACGGGTCAGATCGAAGAAGTCGTGTATGAATCAGGCACGTATGTGCCGAGCACCACCGGTACTTACGACCTTACATTTGCGTTCAAGCCTACCCTGCTGCTTGAAGCAGGAAATAGGTACGTTTTCGTTGCCGTGAGGACGGATGGCTCAGCCTCATCGGCCTGCCGCTGCGCCTTCCCAGGTTCGCCTCCGGCAGTTACCATACCGGGCCTGAGCTACTATGGGTGCATTCGCCAGGCTTCCCTGGTGCTTGGCGTTGGAGGGACCGTCGAGCTCTACACTACGGACAGCCATGTCGGTATGGACTTCATCCTGGTCTCTGATGACCAAATCATGTCGCTCCACAAGATAAAGGACCTGTCCATTGCCAACGGCGATTTCGAGGAAGAAGAGCTCGAAGGCTGGACGGTCACCAAGGGTACGCCCACGAACGGGGAGCCTGATAACAGCAGCTATGCCAACATTGCCGCCAAGACCGGGTCAGAGTTCCTGAAACACGGGAATGAGGATGGCCAGGACTTCGAGGTGGAGCAGGAGCTCGACCTGGTATTACCCCAAGGCGGCGTAATGCAGATCAGCGCCTACGCGGCGACTGCCGACCTGGCGGATCAGGCATACTGCGAAGCAGAGTTCATAGACCCCTACGATCAGTCCATTGAGACGCAGCGCAAGCCCATGCCGACCCCGGCTGTGGACCTGTGGTTCCCGCAGCAGTGCCTGTTCCGGGTCCCTGAGAAGACCATGAAGGTCAAGCTTCGCCTTGGCGGTCAGAATGGCAATGGTGACGTGACGGACGTTGCCATTGATCAGGTTTCCGGGTGGTACGCGCCGGTGCTGCCTGCCACGCCATCGAGGAAATTTCGAGGGGCGCTGGCCCGGTTATCGGCCAACAAGAACGTAGGTACGACGCCGGTTTTTCCGATACCGTGGGACTACACGGAGTATGATACGGACGGCTTCTGGGACCTGTCTCAGCCTGGGCGCTTCACGATCCCCAAGGGCGTGTCGATGATCAGGCTCCACGTAACGATTGATGGGCCTAGCAACACGTTCAGCTCGGAGCAGAACTGGGTGCTCCACTTCGCCAAGAACGGCAGCACAAGCTTTTACGGTTCGGCCAACATGGGTGGCAGAAGCGGTTACAGCGATTTCGGTCTGACCACCATCTCGCCGGTCATTCCCGTGGTCGAAGGGGATTATTTCGAGGTCCGGTTCAACTCGGGGCACACCGCTAATATCACGCTGGAAGCGGCCACCTCGTGCTTCTCAATCGAAGTGCTTGAATAGCCGTGCAATTAATTGCAAACGGGGGTTGGGTCATCACCTGACCCGCCTCCGTGCTTTGTTGTTTTAATAGCAGTTTCGTTGAGCTATGTTCCGCCCAGACTGTGCAATTAATTGCAACTACCCGGAGTTTTTATCATGCGGGCAGACATTGCGGGTGTCATAACCAACTACGCTAAGAAGTACGGGTATGAACCAGCGGCCCTGAAGGCTGTTGCCTGGGTAGAAAGTGCTGGGACGTTCTTCTGGACCGTGAACGGGGAAGAGCTGCCCCCGATCCGCCCCGAGGTGCACAAGTTCTATCAGTTCCTGTCAGGGGCGAAACGTGACAAGGCCGTAAAGGCTGGCCTGGCACACCCACAGATGAATGGCGTGAAAATCCCCAGCAGCTGGTCTGGGCGTTACGAGTTCTTCAAGAAAATGCACGCCATCGACGCCGATGCGGCCATTCAGGCCACCTCGTGGGGCATCGGCCAGGTCATGGGCTTCCACTGGAAGTTCCTGGGCTTCAAGTCTCCACAGGAGATGATGACCTACGCCAAGTCTGGCATTGACGGCCAGATGGAGCTCATGTGCCGGTTCATCCAGAAGAACCAGAACCTCGATACGGCCCTGAAGAACCGTAACTGGGCGGCATTCGCCCATGGATACAACGGCCCCGCCTACAAGAAGAACCAGTATGACAAGAAGCTGAAGGAAGCCTACGAGAGGTTCCGCAAAGCTCCGGTGGATGCCGATGTACGCATGATTCAGGAGCGTCTGAAGGCGCTGGGCTTCTACACGGGCATCGTGGACGGGTACAAGGGACCCCTCACGACCGAAGCCGTGAAGAAGTTCCAGAAGGCGGCTGGTCTCGTAGTTGATGGAAACGTATCGACCATCACCGTTGAAATGATCGAGGACTACATTGCCGCCCAGAACTCACAGAAGGCACGAAACCAGATTCCCACCATAGGAGCTGCCGGTGCTGCTGTCACGACTGTGGCCAAGCCCCTCGTGGAAGCCATCACTGACGGAGACCTGGCCGACGCAATCGAGAAGACCCAGGGTATTGCTGACGGGCTGTACAAGCTACTGGCCCTGATCAATCTCCCCACCGTCTTCACCGCCGTGATCATGGCCTGTGTCGTCGGCTTCGTGCTGTATCAGTTGCTCACCCGAGTGGGTGACGATGAAAAAATCCAGAAGTTGAAGGAGGCGGCTGAGGCATGACCAGCCTGGTTGCTTTCCTTATTGGAAATCGAGTGGGTCGGTTGATTGCTACCGGCCTACTCATTGCTGGCATCGTGGCGCTCATCCTCTGGAGGGTGTTCACTGCCGGAAAAAATGCTGCGGTCGTTGACCAGAAGCTGAAAGAGCTTCAGTCGATCAAGACCAAGGTGGAGGTAGACAATGAGATTGCTCGTCTTCCTGCTTCTGAGCGTCGTGAGCGTCTTCGCCGTTGGGTGCACGACGAAGGGTGACTTCTGTACGTTAGCCTTTCCCCACTACTACTCGGCCAAGACCATTGAAGTCATGACCGACAGGGAAGTGGAGCAGGCTCTTAGACATAACGAGTTGGGTGAACGCCTGTGTGGTTGGAAAGCAAGAAAGAATTAGGGCCAGAAGAAATAGGTGGGCAGGGTAAAGGCACAGGTGATGACATGCAGGTAAAGGAACAAGTAAGAAGCGTTGCGGATCACGTGATCACCGTGGCCTTGGCTCGTGCGTCAATGGTGCTGGCGCTGCCGCTCATCAGCCTGCTGTTCTGGTCTTACGAAGGCAAGAGAAACGCTGAACTTCAGGACATCAAGGATGAGGTCGTTCGCGTTGAGAAGCTTGCTGTAGAGGCAAGAGCGAAGGCCGTAGAAGTCAGTGACAGATTGATCATAGTGGAGACCCGCCAGCATAGGGACGCGGCAGACGGGGAGAAGTTTCAGCGGGAAACCCTGTCGCGGCTGGATCGGATGCAGGATGCTCTGATTCAGCTGTCGAACTCGGTAGCCGCCCTCAACGCTACCGTGAAAAGCCTGGCTGAGCGCCAGCGATAACTTTTNCAATTAACTGCATTCCAGCTTGATTCTGGGTAACTCTTGGCTAGAGTTTGATCATCACCAAGGAGTGGTAGTGATCAAATGTTGGACCTAGCAATCAAAGCCAGAATACCGATTATCGCAGTAACGACGCGAGATGTTTCCTCGCTACCTGATGTCATCTACGAACTGACCAAAAAGAAGGCCACCAAGATTCCTTCGCTCGCTGCAATTGGAAGCGGCAAGGGATTGATGGTGTTCAACGCCAACCATAAGGATGTGGATGGCTCGATTACCGACCTCTACAACAAGATGGTGGCGAATGAGAGCTCGCTGATCATCGTCAACCCCAAGAAGATCGTGGAACCAATGTTCAATGCCGGTGAGGTGCCGGTTCCTCGGTCCCTGATCTTCAAGCTGATGAAAGAGGTCATCGGGGACGACAAGAAGGCACAGGAGCTTGTCCGATGCCTTGGCGGGTGCACCCTCAGCGAAGCAGCTGCAATCGCCCGCCTGACGATGACTCGGGACAATTCTCTGACCCCAAGGGGCGTGATCCAGACGCGCAAGAGCATTTTCCATGGGTCGAACGGTCTGACCCACGTGGACACGTTCCAGCACTTCTATCAGCCGCCAGTGGAGCTACAGCGATGGGTTGAGCGGGAGAAGTGGTTCTTCCTCAACTGCGATGATCGCCGGTTGATCCCTCGCGGTCTGCTGTTCGATGGGCCGCCTGGTGTAGGCAAGACTTCCGGTGCGAAGTGGCTGGCCTCCCAGCTCGGTGTCCCGCTGTTCCGCATGGATATCGGCGGCACCAAGAACAAGTACGTGGGTGAGTCAGAGCACAACATGCTCATCAATCTGTCCCGCGTGGACAATGAATCCCCCTGCGTGGTCCTGATTGATGAGGTCGAGAAGGTGTTCTCGGTCGGAGTGCACGATTCGTCGGGGACCACCACGACCATGCTTTCCCAGCTCTTGTGGTGGTTGGCAGAGCGTCAGTCCCGCGTCCTGGTCATCATGACCACGAACAACGCCGACAAGCTACCGAAGGAACTCTGGCGCGAAGGACGCATCGACAAGAAGATGTGGTTCGGGGGCCTGGATATCACCGAAGCACGGGCATTCGTTCAGAACCTGCTTGGTACATTCAATGACGTGGGGGTGACAGGAGCACTGATCGAAAAGGTGGTCCACGAAGCCTTCCAAACGTCAGCCCTGCCGAGGAACGACCCCTCGGAGCCCAAGACGGTTTCTCACGCGGCTCTTACGGAGAAGACCTACAACGCGGTCAAGCAGATGGTGCTCAAGAAATTGTCAGACGATGAATAGTCTGACAGACGAAGCGTATAAAACCAGCAACCCTCAATCATGGAGAACTCGATGGAAGCGGTAGCAGAAAGCAAGTACCAATTCATGACCGGCACCAATGGTGGTAAAGATTACCTCGTGATCGCCCGCAACGGTGATTACGGTCTGGGTATCAAGTTCTACGGTGCCATACCTGTTTCAAGGATTGGTAAGCAGTATACGGGCATAGTGTTCAAGGTTCGGTCTGCAAAGCTGGATGAAGAGACTGTTGAGGATGGAGTTGTCGTACAGCTGGTGAAGAAACCGAATAGCCCGGAAAGTGCCTTTCCCGTCAAATGGGAGAAGAAGGACAAAACCCGTGCATCTGCCTCGGTTGTTATTCGCCTTCCTGGCGCTCTGGTCGATGTGGATGGTAATATGAACAGGGTCGCTGACTCACTGAAGGATGGCACGATCAGCAAGCAGTTTGTCGAGTTCTTCACCAGTTTATACCCCGAACATCAGGCTGTCCTGACGAAGGAAGAGATTGAGCAGTACATCCTCAAAGAACTGTTCCAGCCTATGTTGGCGAAGCTGGAAAGCTACATCAAAACCCAGAAGAAGGCCGCTGAGGCCCTGGAAGAAGTGGCTGGGCAGGTAATGTTCGAGGCCGACTACCTGAAGGCGTTGTACGGCAAGGTCCAGCAGGAGGAAGAAACCTCCGCCAGCGATGAGTCGGATGCTGGGGAGGAGTAATCCTCCCCGACCAACGCAATTAATTGCAGCGATGAGAGTGTTATGGCAAAAAAGGCCGGTCGCCCAAAGATCGCAGCCTGTAACATCGTGACGGGCTCCCCCGTTGCGGGGATCATCCTTTACCGCTTGGACTTCTGGACGCCACGCATCGAGAAGAACGGTCGCCTGTGGCTTGCCAAGCCCCATGAAGAGCTTGTGTTTGAGACTGGGTTGACCCCGAAACAGATCAAGACTGGTCTGCTGAAACTCAAAGAATTAGGGTTCATCAAGACTGAGAGGCACCTTTTCAACGGGCGCAACGTTCTGCATATCCTGGTCACGGAACAGGGTAAAATCGCTATCCGCGATGCTATGGGAGAGGCCGAAAATAGCGGAAAAGGTACGTTACAAAACAACCCTGACGGTACGGTTCCAATCGGACCAAAAGGTACGGTACCAATCGTACCTAGCGGGACGATTCATATACATGGAGTACAACAGGGAGTACTACAGGGAGTACATCATGGAGTCTCTGGCGTTCTGACGAACGCAGGGGACTCGGAGGGAACTTCCCCCGAGAAGGAGTCTGATATGGCAACAGTAAAGGATGTTCTTTCCTCCGGATTGAGCAAGAGAAAGCCCAAAGGACTTTCAAGCCTTCCGTATGCGTGGGCACTGGAAGTGGCGGATGTGACCCAGGGTTTTGTTCCTCCATTGACCGTGGGTGAGAGGAAGTCGCTCAGTTCGTTTGCCAGCATGATTGCCCCGCATGATGCGGAGGTGGTGATGCGTTTCGCGATCCGGAACTGGTCAACGTTCGTTGAAACTGCTAGAAAAGAGGAAGGAGCATTCCCGCTCCCCGAGAAACCGAAGGTTTGGTTCCTCGCGAAATACGCGGCCACGGCGGTGAACATGTGGCTGAAATCGAAAAACGCACCGAAAAAGCAGGAGGCTAAGACGGTGAAAAAGATTCAGGCCGCTGTGCAATTAATTGCACCAGCTCAGGAAGAGGAGAAGGCCGACATGCCGTCCCTGTCTGATATTCTTGGTGACGAGGAGGTGTGATGATTGATCCTTATGCGACCAAGGTCCTGAACAAGGAGCAGCACGGACGGCTCGTTGCCAATCTGGATAACTTCGCCCTCGACGCTGGTATCCAGAAGCAGTGGATTTGGACCCCGCTACCTGACGCAATAGGACCGGATGAACGGACCTATCTCTTGAAGCTTCGCTATCATGCCAAGTACGGCACGAGGGCGGGCATGTGCTACACCGGAGATAGTGACGGGGTAGATGACCGTTTCTTCGCCCTCACAGGGCTGCTGGTGCGCAATTTCATACGCGCCCGCTATGTCACCCTGGCCGAGGTGCTGAGCGCGATTCCTGACGGCTCTCTGGCCGAATACACGTGTCTGCTGATCCCGAACTTCTTCCTCGCGGACTACACGACCGTGAGCAAGAAGGAAGCGACCATGCTTTACGACTTCCTGCTGGACCGCAAGGCGAGCGGGAAGCAGACGATTCTGTTCATTGACGACCTGAATGCTTTTGGTGGGGCGTTCGGTATGCCGATGTCCAGTTTCGTCACATCGAACTACGAAGTCTTTGAGCTGTAGGAGGCGTAGTTGCTTGGCAAGAAGTTTATCAGCGCCTGCCTGGCGACCGGAAGCGTTGCCGAATTTTTGAATTTTGGTTCCATCAGCCACCTTTTTAAGGCCAGCGAGGTCGAGGTTTACGATTTTGTTCGTGATTTCGTGAAGGAATACGCCAAGCTGCCGGAGCCTGAAACCATCGAGGCCCATACTGGCGAAAGCCTTCCGTCCGCAGAGGAACCCGCAGAGTATTACTTCGATCTGATGAAGCTTCGGCACACGGAGCTTGAACTAAAGAAGGCCATGAAGAAGGCCAGCGGCTTCCTGTTGCCGGAGAACAAGGACCCCGACAAGGCGCGGGACGTGCTGGTTGAGTCCATCATGGGACTGGTCGCCCAGAAGTACGGGCGGAGTATGGT